CTATCGGTTCCGTTCTTAGAAACGTAAAAGACGTTTTCCGCTGTGGGCAACGCTCCAATCTCTACGATAGAGAGTTCGCCGTCTTTATCTCTCTTGAAGAACATCGTACCATCATGCGTATTGATGGCAACCTCGCCTAATGCGAGTTGACCAGTAGTAGGTACCTTACCTTTTACTGCGCTACGTCTTAGTTTAATAGTTGACATTACGTCTCCAAACCTACATCTGACTTATATAAGTCTAAAATCTAAATCTAGATTTATTTATACTAGTAGGTTCCACCATCGACTGTATTCACCGTGACCGCTCCAGCCGTTACGTTAAAGTTCGTCGCATCAAACAGAGCAACACCAGCAGAATCGTTTGATGCCAAGGGAACTTCAAACTCCAGTGTCCCATTGACGTCATTGTAGAATACTTCGATGTTGGTACCCTGACCGGCAATCATGGCACCGACGACGTCTTGGATAGCTTCATCCTGAATGCTTGCAACTCCAGCACTGAACTGGAAATCGTTGCTGTCCAGGAAGGTTTTCAGTGAGCTATCGGATAGGGAGATGTCACCCGTGAGATTGATGCCTTGAACTGTGATGCTTCGGCTGAAGTTCCAGACGTCAGCGGTTGCATCATACAGAATATTCGGTGACGTGGTTCCGAATATCTCGGTACTATCCGCAGTGAATAGTATGATCCCGGCGTCGTTAAAGTCACTCCTTACGGTACCACCACTATCCGCAAGAATCAAAGCCTTGTCATTAATACTAACTTCTGTTGAGTTGACTGTAGTTGTGGTACCATCGACTCTCAAGTCGCCTTTGATTACTACAAGACCGGAGTCATTCGATGGATATGGATTTAAAATTAAAGTGGATGTATCAGAGGATGTTCTGATTTCATTGTCAATAAACTCTAACTTATTGAAGGCAAACAGTCTGTTCTTTGCAGTTTCAATATTTCCAGTTGTTTTATTGACTACTAAGAGACTACCGTCAGCAACAGCATCAGTTGTTCCGGATAAACGGTTTCCATTACTATCAGTGGCATCGAGAAGTTCTTTGAAATTGCCCAACCCGGTTCGTGCAAGAGCTGCTGCACTAATGGGTTTGCCCACGACAATTTTCTCAACTATCGTGTTGTTTTCACTTACAACGACTTTTACTTGTTTGGTGTCAGCGTTTCTTCTCAGTTCACTTACATAAGTAGCCATTCAATTATCCTACTTTGTAACTGAAGGAGTAACGTTGATCTTTCCTTCTAAAATTCTTTCAACTACCGGGTCGTTAGAATCTCCGCTGACAAGCTCAACATCGTATACGTATCGTCCGGGTTTCATTGTATCTGTAATAGAATTAGTCAGGGTGAGAGTGGCAATTCCATCAGCAGATGGAGTTTGAATCCCGGCTAACCAATCGAAGATTTGATCACTATCAGTGGTATTATAGTTTTTCTTTATTTTACCTCTGACGTCATGGCCAGATAGATCCTTAGCTGATCCATTTTGTTCTTTTAAATGGAGCTCAACTGTGATATCTGTTCCTTGATCAATAATTAAATCTCTTTGCTGAGCCATGATTTCCTCTAAAAATATTTCTATGTATTTATAATCATTTGGCTCTAATTAAATCTTGAACCATTTTTTTCAGTTCAGCTACTTCATCTTTTAGTTTTTGCTTCTCTGCTTTTTCTTTTTTATCAGCGTTTTTTTTATGTTTAGCAAACTCAAGTCCACTTTTATTTAAATTGAGAATTGCACCCGTTTTCTTATCACGAACCAGGTGCAAATTCCCTTCAACCGGAATATAATCTTTCATTATGTACCTAACGCAATTACTCTCAAGTCACGGAACCTAGGAACGAAGGAAGTGTTCGAGGTTTTCATCACAATCTTAATTGCAAACGTAGTGAAAGGATCTCTGTTTCCTCCCAGACCACCAACTGTGTATTCGTACTGTCTGAATACATCTCTGTTTGGATCGGCCGCAAGCTCAACATCCTTGGCAACCAACTCCCATGAAACATCATCAAGGGAGAAATCCGCCCCGACAGGAATCGTCTTAAAGTATACATCAAAATCAGCTTCGCTTGCGATATCGTTACTGATGAAGGCCGGTCTGTTGGCACCTAACAAAATCTTAAGGCCAACGGCTGGTTCTTCCAGTACGATCGGCCGGGTGATGTGCTTGGAGAGAGCTGTACCACCTGTTTTACTGGCTTCATTGACAAACGAGATTGGATTATTGAAAGGATATGAAATATCAGCATCAGAATCCTGATTGTCAATAATATTAGCTCGTGCGACCATGTTCATAGTGTCAGAGAAGATGACTGGAGATACCCAGTTACTCGATGTTGACAGAGACACTGTCATATCAAGAGACAGGCGGTTACCACCGTTCAGCAGTGTAACCTCTTCTTCCTCAATAGTCTCACCTGCGATAACTCTAGGAGCATCCAAGATGTAGTTTTGGAACGGAACAACCTCAAAGCCTTCAGGCGTAGAGTACGAGATGCTTTGGTTTTCATCATTGGCCAGCGACAGCGAAACACCTCTTGTGGCGTTCACGTTATAGGTCATCGTTGTACCGTCTGGCTTGAAGTCCTGAATCATTGGGATCAGTTCGTCAGCCAATGCGTTCTGTGTACACATGATAGTATTGCCGCCGCCGATTCCAGTGGCATTCGGAAGAGAGTCGTGTTCGAACTGGAAAGAGTTTCCATCCACTTTAGAGATGGTTTTCTTTCCAAGTAGTTCTCCGACAGTCACTCCAGCGAAAGTCGTTGTATCCAAAGTCGGAAGGGTCGTAGAGTCAGAGATGTACAGACTGATCTCATCATTCTTGGTGAGTCCGTGGTTAGGATGTGACACCGTGACGGACGAGTCAGCGTTCACCACTGAGAATGGATTATTGGACAGGAGAACATCATCCAGCGCAAGGTTAGCTATCTTGGCATTACCAGACTGCTTAAACTTAGCCCTCCACAATCTAAACATAATATCTCTAGTTTGATCGGGGGTCCAAGTAATAGCATTCTGAGACATGAACAGAGATCCGAGAAGCGGCTGTCTAGTGACTCTTTTATCGGTTCTGCCCAGTAAAAGATCTCCAGTTCTAGCTACATAAACATTATATCGATTGTTAGGAGCGATCAGAATAAATGCGTATTCTCTGTTACCATCTAGGAAGATAGGGGCCTTAAACTTAAACGACGTCGGTACGAGGTCGTCAATAGTTCTGTTGGCTTCTGCCACAGCTGGGAGATTGATGTCTTTGTTGGACAGTACAACCCTGGATCCTGGAACAGCGTTTTCCTGGGAAGGAACACCATTCTCGATAGGACGGACTTCCAAGAAAACATCCTCATCCACATCGGAATCCAGATCAGTGGTGTTCTTGTTGGCAAAGTACACATCGATTCTGCTAAGGAAAGCACCATCATCATTGTTCTGGAAGAAGGACTGGGCCAGTGGATCGTGGTCTCTTCTTTGAGATACGATGGTTGTTCTTCTAACAACTTCTCGCACTTGGAGAATCTCTTGACCTTCAGATGTGTAGAAAGTCTGAGCATAAGACGCTGCACCGGTTAAATCAAGCTCACTGATATCAATTAATGTAAATGGTACTGTGCCACCTCTAAATCTAAGCGGCTTAGAAGTGTTTTCAAAACCGGTTCTGTTATCCGGAAGGTCAAAGAATCCAGATGCATCGCCGCTATCAATGTTCGCAGTAAATGTATTCTCATCAAGGAAAAGGTTAGCTTGTTCATTGTCTACAGATCTAATACCACTTCTGTTGACAGTTACATTAGCGTTGTTTGGAACGAAAAATGATCCTTCGATCACACCAAACGCGTTGGTGATCAGAGCCTGAGAGTTAGTACCTGTTCTAAGTGGGTGTTCTGTGGCTGTGTCGAATCTTCCGTCTGTCAAAGGATCGGCGATAGAGATACCGTTGAACAACAGATTGTTGAGGGGGTTTGTCTGCAAACTGGTAGGTGAGGTAAAGCCAGAGAGATCTGGTCTTACGCGAACATTGTTTCTTCTACGAGTTCTTCTATTGCGTCTGGAAGTTTGGTTACCAATGTTGGAATAGATCTCAGACACACTTGGAAGCGCTCTGTTGACAAAGGCAGGAACTCTAACCGTAGCACCTGTGTTAGGAACCACGATCAGGTTGGTGCCCTGTGCATCCGAGTCATAGAGATTGTTGAATAAATCATCGACCTTGATGGTAAAGTCACTGATATTAACGTCATCTAAGAAAGAGAAATACTTGGTGTTAGGGCGAAGACCTGTAGCTCTGAACCACACCTGACGATGTCTCATGAACGGAAGAATGTTGACACCAACAGTTCTTACGCCAACCACCTGGAAAGTAGTGGTTACAGTTCTAGAAGTACGTCCGTTTCTACGAATAGTGCGAGTAGTACTTCCTGCTACATCGGTACCTACGATTCTAGACTCAGAGAAGAAGTCATTCTGAGGAGTGATCTGCAAATCACCGACAACTTGTCTAAACTCATATGGATTTAGGTTTTCTGTCTCAGTTGCCAGAGTCTGAATAATCAATGGATTTTCATCAAAGTCAAGCATAATTCTATCTCCACCGAAGAAGATATTACTATTGCTTGTGTTGTCTGCATCGTAAAACAGACCTACTGTTTTATCGTTATACTTAGGTCCAAGAATTCCATTGTCGACATCAATGGACGCTGAGTATTGAGGATCGGTAATATCAGAGAACGCCAGGCTCTTGAAGTTATCCGCAAAAAATCCGTTCTTAAATCTGTTGTTACCGGCACTATCCAATACTTCAAACGTAGATGTTTCAAGCTCGAGGAGGGACAGTGTCGTCACTTCTTCAAGGTTATCGATTCTTTTTTCAATATCACCGATATCTCTCATGGTGTATCTACGATTATCGATCTTACTAATCGTAACATCGTTTTCATCATCTACATATGCTTCTAAATCAATATCGTAGAGCTTCATTGCCGTGTCCGGAATAGCAGGTCTCTTAGCATCAAAATCCGATTTACCCTGAATGATTCTCAGCTTAGGAGCTCTAGATGTTCCTGGGGTAAGTGGAGACTTTCCTTCCACAACGATTGCATCTTTTCTAGGCAGGTAGTATTCAACATCCGCCGTGATGATATCCGTGTTCTTTGGAAGTTCCACAACAGACTTTGGTACACCATCCGTGGAAGAGATGAAAATACCTTGGTCAGATTCCCTAAAGCTTCTGAAGTCAAGATGATTGCGGAAGTCAATGACTTCACCATTTCTCTGTCTATGTACAGGAATGTCTTCCGGATTGATTTGTGAGGTCTTGTAGGAGTTGATCGAGAAGTAGTCTCCGGCATTTTCATGTACAAAATGCTGGTATGTAACTTCGACATTTCCTGAGGATGGACCAGAAGCTCCTGCTTTAAGCAAAAGTCTACCTTTCGCATAGAAGTTATCTCTCTGGCCGTTATCTAGAATATATCTATCCTTAGCGTCTCCGACGTTATCCACAGAGAATCCGACCGAGTCGATCAAATAGATGTCGGGTTCATTGAGAGTAATGTTGCCATCACCGTCTGGAGTAATAGTTTGTGTCTTTGTCTGAAGATCTTTGATCTTTAACGTTGGATTTGATTTGTTGACGTAACCGATAATCTTAAAGGTTGTAGATGATGCCAACCCAGAGAAAGTCACCGAGGCTTGTCCGGTACCGCCACTGGAGATCGTCGGCAGGTCAATGAACTTTCCACTCTCCGTGTGATTGGCTACAATCCAATCGGAAAGGTTTGCAAAGGTTTCACCTGCGCCGGTCAAGGTGAGAGTTGCTGTTGTTTCAGCTCCGCCTGTAGTAAACTCAAATTTTCTCTGAACCGTGAAACTAATATCATCAATAGATTTGGCTTTTTGCTTATTTAGTTCAAAGAAGAGATTGTTATTATTAGTTTCCTTGAGAACTGCGATATTGTTCTCCAGAACAACCGTACCGAAAACACTATCACCAACATCAGTAGCTACATTATCTCCGCCTTGGAAGATACTACGTGGGCTTCCGATGCTTCGGGTATCTCTGAAGTTATTAGATCCATCCATGCTGATGTCGAACAGGTGGTATCTGTAATTTGGTCCAGAAGGAACAAGCTGTCTTACTCTGGCAGTACCGATGGAATCACCTACTCCATCCGCTACAGCTAAACCACTATCGTTGAAGAGCGACAACTTCTGAAAAGAGTTAATGTCAGGAATACCACGGATTCCGTCACTATCACCTCGTACGATTAAATAATTACCAATGTCTACTGGAATCGCTTCGTTGTTAAGAGTTACTGTGTCTCTGGCTTTACTGAGAGGCAGAATGGTTTTATCCGTTCTCTCGATTCTATAACCGTTGACATACGCAATACCTGGCGACAGACTTGCAACAAGATTACTGTCGTTTCCTGCCTGTAAGTCCAGAACGAAGTCTTTTACAGTGTAGTCACCCGATTCTTCTTTTGTTCTCTCGGCGAGAGTATCACCTAAGATGGCGTAGACCGTTCTCTCAGGCTGGTTTTGCTTGATACCACCTACGATATCAGTGAGGAAGATGAACTGCTCGTCAGAATCGATGTTTCTCTCTAATGCAAGCTCAAGTCTGATTCTGTATCTGTCGGCGCCCGGGGACGATTGATTGATAACCGCACCTGGGTTGGCGTTATCGTAGAGACTGATGTCGTCAGTCGCCTGAACCACATCCTGAAGAACTTTGAATCCAAGAGTTTCGGTAGGCGCAGGATTGAATTTGGAAATTACAATCTTACCGCCAGGGAACTTTACAAACTTTCCTCTGGTGAAATACACACCTGGCTGCACGTCTGCATATGTACCAAAGCCAATTGGATTGTCAATTTCCGGAAGAACGTTGAACTCGTTAGAGTTTGTCAAATTCGTAAGTACGTCATTGGCTTTGAATCTGATGTCAGTGTTCTTCACAGTTGATAAGGCAGTTGTCGCACCTGAAGTGTTGACGTACTTGACGTAGATCACTGAAGCGTCTGGAGCGTCGGCATTGATCTTGTTAATGACCTCAGCTCTAATCGTATCGTCAGCGTTTCTTAAGATATCTCCAGCTACGATGGTGTCGAGATTAGTCTCACTAACCTTGATGTATTCATAGTTACTGATGATAGAAACACCACCCGGCTCAACGACACTTCCGTCCACAAAGATGTTTTTTGCAAACTTCTCGATCTGGTCACCCAAAATAGTCTGTAACTGAGTCAGCTCACGACCTTGAAGAGTTTTCCCAGAGTTGAAAAGAATCTGATAGAACCCTTTGTCCTCATCAAAGTCATCTCTGTAGGTCGTGCTTAAGGTGTCCTTGTTATAAACTGCCATGCTTCATGTGTTCCTATAATTGAAGGATAAGTTTAATGTCTTCGATCTGCTCACTGGATCTAGTCACAGGTGCTCTGTTTTCGATGTACAGAATATCACCACTGAACGGATTAACCTCACCCTGCGAATCGGACTCGATCGTAGCAGTGAAAGTTCCAGTGGAGTCTGTGATCTGAGATCCGATGTTCCAAGGTAAGAAGTTGAACTCATCATTTCTGTGGTAGTAAATCTCGGTACCATCAACCAAGTCGATAAACGCCGTTGGGCCTGCGGCAGAGTCTCTCATGATCTTATCATTAGAGATGGTGCCAGTAACACTGGAAACCGTCAGTTTACGCAAAGCTCTACCGGTCAAATCGTTGAAATCAGAGTCGTTATGCTTTTTTGGATCGGTGATGAGAGTGATCTGTCTGAAGTCTTGTCCAATAAGGAAGTCAGAATCCGTACCACTCGGCTTGGCATTGAACATAACAGAAGTGGCTCTGATGTCTTCTCTGGCATCTTTACCAATGCCCTCTAAGCTAATGATCGGCTTGATCACTGCTGCAGTCGAAGGTGAACCTCCACTAATCGTAATCGTTGCACCGGTGTAACCAGATCCGAAGACTGGATTTCCATCAGTTGAATCTTTATGTCTAACGTCAATGATAGCTCCAGCGGCGTTCAGAACCGCAGTGGGAGCCGCTCCAGTACCATCGCCGATGACTTCCAGTGTTGGAACAGACGAGTACCCCACACCACCTTGAGCGATTTCATACCCGATGATTTCACCCGACACAGCGGCAGTTTGAACGTTAGCTTGAGCAGTTTCAATCGCAGTGACCGCAATACCTGCGCTATCGAGATTCGCAACAGGGATGAAGTTAGCTGTCAAGAACTTATTTGCTTGTACGGCTGAGAGAGTATAGAGATACTTCCACACATAGTTGTCAGCCAGCTTCTTTGCTTCCACTGCCGTACCGATAGTGTCCGGATCTACAACGGATGCGATGTTGGTACCCGATGATGTCTTGGGAGATTGCAGACAGATGTATACGCGTCTCTGTTCCGACAGGACATAGTACCTACCGTTGGTAGTGTGGCTGACGTTCGGATTGTAAGCATTGTAAACCACGCCATTGGACCAACCGTATCTATTGGTCACCAGTGAGATATCGGTGACTTTTTTGATAGCTTGCAGATTGTTTCTGGCTTCTCTTTCTTCTTTCAGAACATTCGTAGGACTAGGCACGGTTTCAGTATCATTCCATTGATCGGACTTTCCCAAACCAATGTAATATGTACTACTAGCACTGTCTACTGACTGCAAGTCGTCGATAAGCTGATCTAAAATCAACTTTTTCATTCTGTCGGTTACAATTGCTACCATCTATCTTTACCTATTGATTTAAATCGATTTGTTTTATTTATCATGGTTTATATGCCGTACGAGCTGAATCCACCATAATCACCGGCTCCTGCGGCGCCAGTTACGGTGACAATGTTACCTAATGAACCACTTTGTCCGACATTAGTGCTTGGGAAGCTTCTGGGATTTGATGCTCCGCCGAATACAAGCCTTACAGCTCCGTCTGAACCGCTACCGCCGGCACTTTGGAAATCATCCTCTACGCCACCGCCTCCGGCTCCAATGCCTCTACCGCTTCCAAACTGCTGTGCTGAAACTGCAGCAGCTGCTGGAGCAACATTTAGTGATCCCTGGGTCGCTGCATTTTGAATTCTAGCATAGATATCATATGTTACAGTACCGTCAGTACCAAGTCCATATAATGCGACTCCACCTCCACCGGTGTAAGTATAGCTGATATTACTTCTTCTAGTCTGGTTACCTCCGGCTCCACCTCCGCCGGAACCTAAGTTTTCTGTTCTTAGGGAGCCCTGACCTTCATCGATGCCGTTTCCACCATTACCGGTATAACCTCCGGCGCCACCTCCGCCCGTACCATCATTACCGCCAAGCTGCTGTCCACCGGTACCTCCATCACCTCCGCCATCTTTAGCTGTTCCTGAGGATGTTCCGCCAAGAGCAGTGCCATTGGTGAATACTCCGCCAGCTCCTCCATTTCCTATAATAAGTTTGGAGTTATCCGAAACTCTAACAAGCTCGGATATTCCTCCTGCCGTACCATTAAGATCCGAACCGTTATTATTGAAAATTCTTGGTCCACCAGCTCCACCTTCACCGACAATAACAGTAAATTGATTTCCAACAACTAATGTTCCGGCGCCATGATTATTGATATAGGATAAAGCACCACCGCCTCCACCCATGCCGCCATCAGAACCGTTTGGCCCAGACGCTCCACCGCCAGCACCAACAGCAACAGCAGTTATTCCGGCACCAGTTAAGCTAACTCCATTAGGAATTAGATATTTGTCGTTACTGATATCGTATGCAATTCCACCTGCAATAGTGGAAGGACCCCCTGGCGTGTCGATCTCAATAGTATAAGTCCCTGGAGCTTCAAATACTATTTCTCCAAAAAATTCGTCAACTTTAAAGTTTAAAAAAGATAGGTTAGGAGTAAAAAGCACAATTATTATACCGTGTTTGCATTTGAGATCAGAATGTTAGCAGAATCAAAGACTATACCGCCGATAATTGAGAACTTTCCTGCTGCGAGGTTGACTGGGTTACCAATTGCGTGATGAACAGTCGCAGAGTCACTAGCCAAAGTGATATTCATGGATGTGGCATCGGTTGTGTTTTTAACCAGGATTGAGAAACTCATTCCATCGAGAGATCCCCCTCCGGTACCAACTAGCTTGATCGTCAGATCAGAATCGTGCTCGAATCTAGCGATGTTGGCGTTTCTCAGAGTGTAAGTAGCAGAGTCGTCATTAGTCGCCGCGTCTGAGATAACCAAAGTCTCCGGGGTGACAACACCGTAACCGTTGATTCTAAGCTCATCAGTGACCGTTAGATCGCTCTCGATCGTCACGTTATTCAGGAAAGTCGCATCGGTTACAGTGATCTTAGTCAGGGTCGAAGAGTCGAGAACCGTGAGTCTTCCGGTTACAGTCGCGTTGGTTCCAACCGAGAAATCACCATCGATGCTAACTTCACCTGTACCCTTACCTACTAAGATCAAATTGATATTATCACTGTCTCCGACAGCCGAGATCACTGGATCGCTGTCGTTATTGATCTTGACGTAGTTGACCGCTTGTGACATGCCGTTGGATAATTGAAGGATTTCGTTTCCGTCATCGTCTTCGAAAGCGGCGGTGAATTTAGGGAAAGTCTCCAGAGAGAAAGTATCACTATC